TGGGGTAACAGAAACAACCGAATATTTTTTAAGTTGCGTTACAATAAGATTCTTCGTATATTGAGAAAGTTTTGTAGAGAACTTAGGTTTAATTACGATTTTGACTTTACCGTACTCTGGTGGATCAGCGTCTTCTCCACCGAAAGATACAATGTCAGCAATCGAAGGGTAAATATTACGGATAATGGATTCGTAGTCGTCTGCCGTAACTGCACGACTTTGGGTATTGAAAAATTTCGGAGCATTTCGTTTAATCGAATCAATCGATTCAAGTTCTTCACCTCCTGTGGCTGCACTTACTGTGGTAAGATTAATCGTAGGTCCATAATTAGAGTTGCCAAGGCTATCTTCTAATAAAGCACCGAACGTAAACACTCTAGCGTTATTAGCTACATTACCGTTGGTGGTAATATAGGTGATCTCGATATAATTGTTGGTTTTTAGTTTCTTACCTAAGATACCATCACCAAAAATAATCTGATAACGCTCATCTTCTCCCTCTTGGAGGAAGAAAACATTTGAAGTTCCATCAAAACCGATAATATTATCTGCCAGACGGAACTCAGTAAAAGTAGTATCGCTTATCGTGTCTCTAACAATAATTTTAATCGTGCTTGTGTCAATATTGGAGTTCTTCAGTCTAAAACGCTGAGGAATTGCAGCGTTGTAAGTATATGTCTCTGACACATAATTTCCTTCCTTGATTTCAACGTTATTAAACGTAGCGAGAGAGTTGGAATCAAGATTGGAGGTATAATCTTTATCAGTAATGAAGGAGTATGTTACTCCATTAATACGAGTGAGAAACTGTGACCCTCTTGGGAGTCTCACCGTAGTGGGAACGTTATTCTCTGCAGCGTAACTTGCCTCGAAGTTGATAACTGCAGTTGGTGCGGTAGAAGACTTGGGTAAGTAACCGATTTGCTTCGCCAGAGACACCACATTGTCCCTGAGAGTCGCTGATTCAAGGAATGCCTCATTGACTACCATATTGGCGTTAAACGCCGTGTAGTACGTATTATAGGCAAGTACATCCAACAGGACCGAAAGAGTCGATCCTTCAAAGTCATAATCAGTAAAATCGCTATTTGAGCGAAGGTACTCTTTTAAAGATTGCTTGACTTGATCAAAGTCTAAGTTTGCAACTTGGATGTAGGACATTATCGGGTTCTTTCTAGGAAGAATTCTAAATCACGAACTTGTGCGTCAGATTCGATGCCTACAATCTCAAACGAAATTGCTACATCAAAACCATTGTTGTCATAATTTGCATCGACAGTCAAATCAATAAGGTTTACTCTAGGTTCATACTTGACAATAAGATATTCCAGCTCATCTTGTAATAACGAAGCAGTAACTGAATCTAAAGGTTCAAATAACAGGGCAGCAACATTGCTACCCAGATCGGGTTTGAAAAACCTTTCACCCTTACGGGTCATTATTAAATTGTACAATGCTCTTTTTACCGCAGATTCATCTGTGGTAACTAAAACGTCATTTGTAATAGGATTAATGCCTAATGAAATAGACACATCCTTAAATTTGACCGATTTAGGCATTGTCAGTCGGTTTCTTTTCTATGTATGCGACTTTCTTGGTAGCTTGGCGCAGATATCTATCAGAGGCAGGATCTGTGATTAACAGCATCCCACTTTTCATAAAATCTTTACCATAATCGACTGGTGTTTTGCGAGGGATTGCCATAGCATCTCCACGATCTGACGATTTATTTAGTTTGTCGTTCATCTGCGTTTTTCCAGTAATAATCATCGGTGTCACCTAGTCTACCCCATCCAGTTCCGTTCTCAACTTGATAATATCTCGTCGATACCTTGAAATCTGGTGTTAGAGGTTCATCTGGTGTTAGTGAAAGGTCATAAACTCGCATCCTATTGTTAGGATATAGTGCATATTGACCATTTTCAAGCAAAATGCAATTGTGAGACTTGTGTTCTTCGGGTTGCTCGCTCACATTGGTGTCTGTAATGTCGATATCAGCGTGAAAATTGTCTAAAGTGAACAAATATTCACCTTTCATCAGTCCGTGAGTGCGTGTTAACACCTCAAAATCCATTGAAGCGATAAATTGCTTGGTGATACACCGCACACCATAGTCCATACAGTTCCAAAATTGCAAATTTTGCAAATTTAAGCACGGATCGGGTAGTTCTGGCGCGGATACAAACGCCGAAATAGGCAATTTGTCGTATAATGCGCCATATTCGGGCAAAAATGTCTCAAAATAAAAAGCGCGTCCAGGTATCGACTTAACAGATACCCAAACGCCCTCAACAAATTCGCCAAATCCGTCTTGAAAGTCTCTTAAATACTCTCTTCGCACCCAAACTTTAGTATTTGGGAGATTGACGACTAACTGACTCATCGCTTGCCTTGTCCACGGTAACGTTTTTTCTTGCCATTACGGGAAGAAGCGGCAAGTTTAGTATTTACACTACATCCTTGACGAGTTTTTTTCGGAGCAGCAGGTTGAAAAGTGATGCCAGTTTTGTAAAGTGCCATTAATCGCAATCAGTAATAGAGTTGTCACCTGGGGCTTGTGAAGATCTGCTTCCTTGTCCGCCTATGGTTGGGAAACCAATGGCAAAAATACCAGCAGCAAGAGCTCCAGCAATGCCTGCAGCAGCGGCGGCAGCAGCAAGAACTGCCACTGCGCTACCACCACTGCATTGTAACACGTTAGGTGCCCCCACTGCAACCGCAGAACCGCAGGTAATAGAGTCTCCTATCCTTGCAAGGGGTACACGTGCCGCACAGACCTTAGGACCGATAGCAGTGAGGATAGCATCTGTCTCAACATCACCCGTTTTCATAGTTTTCATAGGCACTGCAGGTGCTCCACTACCTCCCATTACTGTTGAACAAGTTGCTTTAACAGTTCCAGGGTGACAAGCAGGGTTTTTTCCGCAGGGTTTGCAGTGTATAACTCTTACAGTGCCTGTATGAATAGGAACAATCTTCGTAACCTGAACGTTGGTGATCAGATTTGTACTATAATTCGCTGGTGGCCAACAACCGTGACCTGTACATACACCTGTAAATAGTCCTACTGCTGCCATTTTACACGTAAATATGGGAGAAAGTGTGATCGTTCCGCAAATGTTGCTCTGCTGTGGTCTGTTTGCGCTCCCTAAGAACGTTCAAAAGTTTAATAGACCCGTCACTGCGGACCCTTTTTCCGTCGTAGTGCGCAATCTCACGGGATCCCTCATATTTATACACGTTTGCATCGGATGCTCCCAGCGATAAACGGGTGGTTGCGGTAGCATTTGTCAATTGAGGCGCAGTAAGTTCGATAGTTGCACCTGATAAAGTGACAGTTGCGGGAGAAATTAACTGTATTGCGGGTGCTGTACTCAAAGAATATGTACCTGCAGCGACTGGTGCGGTCACAGTAACCTCATCTAGGTTCAAACTTACGCTTTGAACAGTCAATGTTTGGTCATAAGTACCGATAACTAACATACCAACCTGAATATCGTCTAGGTCAAACCCTTCTTCGCCCACTTGCACGCTACTAATACTCAAAACTTGAGTGCCATCTGCAACTGCATCGAAGGAAACACCAGGAATTGAACGTAAAACCTGCGCATCATTCATACTAGTAGTGGCAACATTGACACCAAGACCCAAAAATATCTTCTCGGGTTCGGATGTAACGACGTTTAGAATGTATCTGTTGCCAATTTCTACATCACCAGTTATAGAAATCGACGGATCTGGCGCATCAATAGTGACAAGAGGGGGTTGAACGTACCCAGTACCACTATCTGTGATGTTATATCCAATAACTCTACCGAAAGATATCTTTGCTTCTGCAGTTGCTTGCCTTCCATTCTCCAAATCAGGTTCCCCAATCGTCACATTTGGGGTATTCATATACCCTAGACCAGGATTGAGTTGCTGAACGATCTCAATTCCTTGTCCTTTGAGTGAATAGTTGTTCAATTCAACGTATCCAAAGTCAGGGAAGTCCTTAGCATCATAGTCAAAGATGATTAAATCATCCTCACTGGTGTTCATAAACTCTTTAATTTGCGCAACTTTAATATCTCCATCAGGATTTCCCTGATATTCGATAGTTTCTTTCAGTTTATCGCGGTATGTTGACCAGTTAGAATCGATTGTAAGCATAGCATCGTAGGTATGAACCTCAGATGCACCGTATCCAGGGTTTGCACTGGTTGTGCTGCCACCAGGACTAGACTCATCGATGTCTGGAGTGCTTGGATCATCTGGAGTTGGTTCGATTATTGTTGTAATTGTTGCCTGGTTACAATACCAACTAACTTCAATAGCATAATCTAGAACTTTTGTGCCAATCTTATGAGGTTCATACTCAAAGACACTCCACTTAATCTTCTCACCAGCAGGAGGAACAGTTCTGAAACTATGTGTACACCACTTTTGTACTAGTTCATAATACCAATTGTCTGGTACAACTGTACTAAAGTTATTCATAATATCGTCAGTGTACTCATTCGCAGCAATTGCTGTATCAATAGTTGGCAAAACATTACAGAAATATGTTCTTGTTTCACGGAACATCTCTGCTGTATTGTTATACAACTTACCTTCTAACGCTTTATTTGTAATAACTTCTTCTTCTTCTGTTTCTCCGACAATATCCTTATAGTTGTCAGTAATGCTAGCGGGAGAAGTTAATGAATCTACACTGTTTGCAAAACTTTCTTGATCCTCAAAACTTGGGATCAATG